TTACTTTAAAAACTTTTCAGTTTCAGTAAGAATTTCCTCAAAATTATCATCTGTTAATTTTAAATACGGTCTGGCAGGGATTGTGGTTTTCTTGTTTTTACCGGTTTGACCTCCGAGTTGATGGATTGCTGCGTAGGCAAGATTTGAGCCTATGACCGCTGAATTGTCATCATAGGCGGTTGAAACAGACGATGCGAGTTGACCTGAAACTTGCAGAATTTGTCCCGGGTATTTGCCGATTTTTTGTCGTTGTTTCTTTGTCGTTTCAGATAAATCAATCCATTTGTCAGGTCTGCCCTCATCTTTAAAATTATCTTCAGTTGCTGTTGCCATAATTCCTGCAATATTTTTCATCAAAGGACGAAGGTTCTCACCTCGACTTGCAAGTTCCTGCAAGCGTGTCAGAACCTCCTTGTTATCTAGTTTTATTTCGATTGGTTTATTGTCTGTCATTTTTAAAAATTTCTTTGATAGGATAATTAGCAATCAATAGTTCTTTGTAAATCTTATTTGTTCTATCCGTTCCTTGCCTGTTATTGATGCCGTTTTGACGTTCAACTTCAACCATTTCAAAATCTTTGTATAATTCTCTTATTTTAGGCGAATCATCGTAAGACAGTAGAAAACGCCCTTTGATACCTTTTAAAACATCTCTTAAACGCTCGTGTTCAAAATTCTCAGTTGAAGTTACTGCGTAGCCACAACCTTTTGAATACGGTGGATCACAATAGAAAAATGCTTCTTCGCAGTCATATTGTTTAATCAATTTTTCAAAATCTCGATTTTCAATCATTACTTTGTCTAAGCGTTCATGAATAGCATCAATTTTTGCTAGAACATTTTTTAGAGATTTGCAAGCTCCGCCACTAGAGCGTTTAACTGTTCCAAAAGTATCGCCACGACCACCAAACGAGCGTGTAATAAGAAAATAAAATTGAACTGCTCGCTGAATATCCGTAATAAATGTTCCGTTCAAGAATTGAAAAAATAATTCTCGTGAACCTAACAAATACTTAAATTCTTCCTTAAAGGCATTGGGGTGATATTTTACTATTCTGAAAAGGTTTACAAGTCTGCCATCAAGGTCGTTGTAGATTTCTAAATCTGCCCATTTTTCTTTGTAAAACAAAACCCAAGCACCACCGCCAAAAGGTTCAACGTATGATTTTATATCTTTCGGTATTAGCGGTGCGATTGTTTTTCTCAATAATCTTTTACCACCAACCCAATTAATTAATGATTTTTTATCAATAGTCATATTAACTCCTAAATATTATTCAATAGCCGTTCAAAAAGTGTTTTAATCTACTAAACCTGATGCTGTCTTGGATTATTCGGGGTGTCGGCGGAGTAACGTCCGACTGACACCTTACGGGTTAGTCTGCCTTACGGCAGCCGTCACCCTACCGAAAATCCGCAGGATTGTGACTCCAACCGACATCAGGTGCAATCTTTTTGCCTGTAAGCGGGTCTGTATAAACAGTAACTGGTTTGTATTCGCCTGATTTCTTTGATACAAGATGCATTTCATTACTCAAAGTCCCATCAGAAGAATTTGGTAAAATATCAAGTGAATCAAGATTTTTCTGAGAGCGAGCAACTACTCTGCATCTGCAATTCCAACCGTTCGGTGGGTAAAATGCACTCCAAAACGGATCATCGTATCTGAAAACTAAACCATTAAGCATTGCGTGTTCAGGTCTTGTGGAAGAATCCATAACAGCAACGTATTCCCAGTATGGTCGATTATCGACATTATCAAGTTGAGTTTGGTATCGCCCTGTCATATAGGCAGTTTGCATATTCACCCTATAAATATTTTTCAGTCGATACATAGAGCCAAGCTGAACTTTTTCTGCGTTACCTTCTGTATCAACGACAATCTGCTCGCCCCACCAACCACGTTTTTGCAGTAGCGGTTTTAAGTCTTTTTGAAATTCGTGGAAAGTTTTCCCTTCTGCTAAGGATTTATCCAACGCATCACGAATATCATTGAGGACTTTGGTGTTCATAGCCTTAGCAACAGTAAAGCTCTTTTTGTGTGCATCTTGCCAAATTTCGTACCAATCCCAACTTGTTACGTTCTTTTTGTTTCTGAAATATTTTATTGCAAGAGCAGGTTGTAGTTTAAATAATGATTTAAGTTCTATCATTTACAACCTCAGAAAGTTTTTTGGCAACTGCCTCAACAACATTTACAGTGACGGCATTTCCTGCCATTTTGTATAAATGAGTATCGGCAATTCCGAGTTGTTTTGCAGTTTCAACCATTTCATCAGGGAAGCCTTGTAACCTAAAACATTCCAATGGTGTTAATCTTCGGATTTTGTATCCGTCAATTGTTCCCATATTGCAGTTGGTATCCAAGGTTTGAGAGCAACCTTTACCGACACGACCTCTGCGGGTTTTAGAATTTGGATAAGCAAGATTTATTCCATCTCCGGTTGTTGCGATATCGTAACCTTTCTTTGTTCCATTTCTTATTTTCATCAAAGGAGTATCACCACCGACTTTTAAGGTTTCAACAATATCTGATTCTTTGTATTTATCAAATCTTGGTTTATTAATAAAATAAAGTCCTGTTTTACCGCTTCCGGCATTTGCAACAAGGCAAGAACCAATTCCATCAGGAGTATAAATTCTTGAACCTTGAGAATTCCCAATCGTTTCAGCAACTTGATTTAAACCGATTTTGACAATATTCTCTGAATTGCCTCCGGTGATAGGAAATACTTTTCCGGCACATTCTTTTCCATAACATCCAACAATGTACACTCTTTCCCTGTTTTGAGGAACTCCGAAGAACTTAGAATTAAGTAACTGCCATTGAGTTTGATACCCAAGGTCGGAGAGAATTTTAAGTATTGTTTGGAAAGTTTTTCCTCCGTCATGATTAAGTAAGCCTTTAACATTTTCGAGAATAAAATATCTCGGTCTTTTGTCTTTAAGAATCCTTGCGACTTCAAAAAACATTGTGCCTCTGGTGTCGTCAAATCCTCGTCTTTTTCCAGCAATTGAAAAAGATTGACAAGGAAATCCTGCACACAAGATGTCAAAGTTCGGCAATTCTTCTGTTTTGATTTTTCGAATGTCATCAAAAAATAACTCCTCACTTGTATCAAAAAATGATTTGTATAATTTGTTGGCATAATTGTCGCAATCGCAATAGCCGATACATTTAAAACCTGCTCGTTCTAAACCAAGTCGGAAACCGCCAATACCAGAGAAGAAGTCCATGAATGTTAATTGTTTACTCATCTAATCCATCACTCCTTCCTTGTAACTCACAAAGAAACAAAGCCTTTTGGAGCGATTCTTCAAACTTTTTGCTCTTTAGATTTTTGTCCGTTAATAGTTCGTAGGCTTCTTCGTAGCTTTCGCAACTTTCAAGCAATGAAATCAAAGGTGAAATCATTTTTTGAGATTGTTCGTTTAATTTAGTTTCTAAAATGAAATTAAAAAGATTTTCTATTTGTTTTTGTCCGACAATGGTCGGCTCATCCTCCTTAAACTCTTTAAAGTTAGGATTTAAGGGCAGAATGTCTTCTCTAATTTCAAAATCATCATCTTCCAAACCATAATTTTTAATAAAATATTCTTTTGTAAATTTAACACCTGTTTCAGAAAGGATTTTATCTCTTTGAGCAAGCGTTAAATCAACATCTTCAGGTGCAAACATTTCAAAGACTGGAATTTCAGCGTTTGAAAAGTTGATTTCATAAATCCAAGCTATCAGTTGGTTTATGACGCTTTCAACAAGTTTTTTATCTGAATCAATAATATCTTGCCTTACTGCCATGTGGGTGTTGGCTGCTGCATAACTTCCTGTTGAGCCGATTTCGGTCGTTAGAGTTTGACCTAAAATCGCTTTTGAAATTTCTGCATTCATTTTATCGATTAATTTTTCGTAAATTTCGGCAGATGAAGATTTACTTGCTTCTTGAATTTCTACCGATGAATCGTCAGGAATAACTGCGATTGCATCCTGTACCATTTCTTCAAGCATATCGGCAAGAGTGTTTGTTTCTTCTTTTGTCGCTCCACGTGGGTGTTTGCCTATCAAGTGCGGCATTCCGTATTTTTCTGTAAACACAACCCAAAACTTCATTCCACCTTTTTTGAAGGTTACATTCCAAAACACACGAGATAATGTTCTTTCACCGTATGGGTTGTTATAGCTCGGATTATTTTGAGCAAGAAGAAATTTTTTATTTGGTAATAATTCACCGTAGTAATTTTCTTTTGTTCTGAATTTTAGATTGTTATCATTATCAAAACAAAACCATTCAGGAGGTTTGGCGATAATTTTTGTTGGTAAAATATATCCTGATTTATTCTTTTGCCAAATAATTTCAAGTGGTTGAAAACCGAATAAAGTTGCATCAAGAATATCATTTATGAGTTTGTGAACATCTAAAGATTTTAGTAATTTAAAAATATTTTCGGTATTTTCGTCTTTATCTACTCCACGATTTATATCCCAATCAAGCGAAAGTACACCTGCTTTTCGTGATTGAACGCAAGCAAAAACGTGAGGATCGCACATCAGTTCTTTGTAAATCCTCATATCTTTACCTTGTTTTCTAAGTACGATATCGGGATCAGGCAGAATATTTGCTAATGAATAAAAATTTAATGCACGTTTTCGAGTTGCAATTTCTTCGGTTAAATTCTTTTTAGAATTAGCTTTTCTCAATACAGTTTCTTCCACGATTAAGCTCCTGTATTTTTCTTGAACTTACTCAACATATCCACACCACCGACTTTATAAATATTTTCAAGAACATCTATCTCAAAAATTTCAACACCATCAACAACCAATTTTGCATAAGTTACAGACATTGTTGTTTCATATTCGGCATTTTCGTGTGGTTTAATATTTCCCAACGGAAACTCTTTAAAAGTTCCAATCAAAAAGGCTGTTGCCGGAACTTCTTTTGTTCTTCCTGTTCCGTTATATGTTTCTAAATTTGCTCGAACCTGTATCATTGTTGCTAGAAAAGGATTTGAACAAATTGACATTACAGCAGGATAAAGAGCGTTCCATTTGATTTTACATTCAAGTTTATCTATACCTGCAAAAAATTCAGCAGAGCCAATCATTCCAAGAGCTTTGTGTTCAGCCATTTTGTGTTTAATCTGTGGAAGTTGGACTTCTTCTGCCCGCCCCAAAAGATTTATTCCGTTCATATAAACATTTGCGTTTGTTAATTTATTAATTTCTATTTTAGACATATAATTTCCTTAAATTCTTTTGAACATTCCACATTCCTTAACTTCAATTTCTGAATAATGCAGAAAGACATACTCTTTATTCAGAGCTTGGAAAAGAGGACAACAATACAAATTCTGACAGTTGAAACAAACATCATTTGTCGTAGTATGAGTTTCTATTGCTCCGTCATTATTTACTAAGCAGTACATTAAGAAGCTCCCAATGATTTGAGTAATTCGATGTTTATAAACGACTCAAACGTAATGCGTTCAGCAGGAGTCGGAGGCATAAATTCAATATCGAAAGTCAGATGACCGTTTGCAATTTCTGTTGTAGGGTTCTTTTCACTATTAAAAGAACATTTGCCATCAATCAATGCTCCACGACCAATAAGAGTTCGGATAAATTGATTAACCGTTTCACAAATAGAATCGATTAAGCCGTTATCTATCGGAAAATCAATAAATTGCAACATTGCATACTCAACTGACTCATGCAAAATATCTGCCGTACGTCTTACGTTAATAAAATTTGTCGGATGAGTTGAACTTGGATAAGCCGCAGTTCTGTTGCCCCAAGTCCTTAAACCTGAACCGTAGGAATTGAAAACAGTTACAACTCCAGCTTCGTTTAATGTATTAACCTCACTTGTAGGGTCATTAATCATTGAAGTTAATTGTCTTTCAACTCCGACAATTCCTTGAATTTCTGTATTTGAAGGCGACCAGTGATAACCTTTTTCAACATCTTTTGCTGCGATTACCCCTGCAAGTCTTTGTGAATAAGGTTGTAATTTTATTGAATCCGTTGTGGAATCATATACTTTTAAATGAGGATAACAAAGAATTATACGTTCAGATGAAGTATTAAAATTAATTGTTCCTTGTGGACCACGACCTTTTATTACATCTTGAACTGTAGCACCAACAGGAGCATCAACGATTCCCATCGCTCTGATTTTGTTGCAGATTGTATTTATTTCTGTAACAACGGCAGTATCTTCACAAAATACCGGAGCAATAATTGTTTTAGGATAATAGCCAAATAAAGAATAACAATCTTCAAAGGCTTTTAATCCTGTACGTTTGCCAGTTACGGAATCAATTCCTCCGTTTATATCTCCAATTTTTACAGCTTCTACATTTTCGTGTTTTTCAGGATCATAAACATTGATTACGATTGCAATCCCTGCTCCTTGGTCAAAGAAAGCTTCCAATGCTTGAGGAATTGTAAAACCTGCTTTATGATTTCCGAAATATCTAACGGCTTCGGTTTCACTCAAAATCAAAGTCGGAGTATTTACAGTTCTATATTGTTCTTCAACATCTTCAATCGGTGCAGTTCCAACAATTCCGACAACAGCAGTTTTTACTGTCGAAATTGTTCTTGCACCTTTTGTTATTTCAATGGTTTCAACACCATGTAAAAAGGATGCGGGCATATTTTCTCCTTGGGGGTAAATGTTTTGGGGTAAATTTAATTTAAAAATTTTGTATGTTAGTTGTAGTTAGGGTGAAATTTATTCCGTATTGCCAAATTCCACCGTTTTCAGAAATAAAAAAATCTTTGTTAGGCATTAGTTTTGAACAAAAGTCAGGTTCAAACCCTGTTAAAACGAATTTTACTTTGTCTATAAATTCGTACGCACCTTCATTTCCTCGTAAGTTTCTGGTGACAACAGTTATAGAAAATTCTTTTTTGTTTTCTTGAGAAATAAAACTAATTGCATTTGATTGCGAATAATTGCTCCCCTGATAATGTACAAGCAAAGCTCCAACGGGATGAAGTAAAATAAATTCAGATGGTTTATCCGGGAAACCCTCGACTAAAACTTCAGGAAAATTTTGTTTTAATTTTGAAATAATAGAATTTTCAATCTCTCTAATATTCACTTAGCTTTTGTTTCCCGAATAATTTGTCTAGAATATTTTTATTTGTTTTGTATTCTTCAGCGTTAAATCCTGAACTTTCAAGTGTATCATTTTCGGATTGCAAAGTTATTACACCTTTTTGAATATCTCTCAGGGTTGAAATTGCATTTTTGTATGCAGTTTCAATAACTTCCGGCATTTCATTTCTCATTCTGCGAGAATACAAACGATAGATACTTAAATCTATTGCAAGAATACGAAGTAAAGGGAAATGAGTATCTAAGGGCAGAGAGTATCTACCACGAAGATACCCGTCGATGAGCGTAGAAGAGTAAAGGATAGCTTCAAGAGCAACAACACGATTGATTTCTTCTTGCCCATCATCAGAAGTGAGCTGGATAAGAGTAGGGGTAGAGGTTTGAGTTTCTATATCTTCAATCGTGCAATAATCCATAATTATCTTCCTATCAGAATTCTAATATCTTTATCAACAGTTCCGTTATCTAATGCATAACCATTCACAATAGCTGAACCATCTGCTTTAACGGCTTTACCGTTATCATCTGATGCAACAGCATCACCAACCGAAACTGTTCCACCTGCTTCTACAAGCAAAATCCCAAATAATGCAACAGGTGCAAGTTGACCTTTTTCAGTCGGAACATCTGAAACTCCAAGAGCTTTTGCTCCTGATTTACAGTAATTGCCGTCAAATCCAATAAAACGATGTTGTTCAACATCTGTTGCCGTCTTTACAGAATCAATCAAAAGAGGTTTATATAACTTATTTGCCATCAGTTCCTCCTTGAGTGTTATCTGTGGATTCGGTTTTGGTTTGAGGTTTTGTTTCAGATTTTTGAGTTTGTGTTTTTGCCTGAGCTTTTGCTTTTGGTTCTCTTACAAGTTCGACAAAATCTGAAAGTTTTGCTGCTTGTTCAGGAGTAAGTTCAATAGTTGAACCTTCTTTGTGCAAACTTCCGTTGTGCATAATTGATGTGTGTTTAATTTTGTATTTATTCATTAACATCTCCTTTGTCTTTTGCAGAATCATAACTTGGGTCATTAACACCTGAAATTAAATATCCTGCTTCCGCACCGACTAAAAACGGAGTGTAAATATCTGTTGCTCTAATATATTTGACTTTGTTACCTTCTTTTGTGTATTCATCAATATTTAGAGCATCTTTTTTACGAACGGTATAAGCAAAAGACGGATCATATTCTGTTCTTGAATTTCCTAAATTTGGAACATACGCAAGAATAATATTGTCTTGCCAAATACGAACAAAATTACCATCTTTGTCAGAAAAAATTGATTTACCGATAACAATATTTTCAATTTCAAAGATTTCTTTCAAAAGGTTAAGAGTAACCAATTTGTTTTGGTTATCTGAAATCAAGCCTTTTAATTGTGGGTGTTTTTTCAAAAGTTTCCACGCACTTTGACCTATAACCATAGTATTTGGATCTTGTGCAATCTTTTGAGAAACTGCATCTTTTGCATCATCTATAACACCTTGAGGGTCAGATTTACTCCAGTTGAAACAAGATGAGCCGGATAAAATTATTTTGTTTTCATTTGCAAAGTTGTTTGGATTTTGAACCAAATCAGCACAAGCCTTTTCGTGTTCCAACTGTAATCCGTTTGTTACAACATTTGTTGCGTGAAGTTGTAATTTTACTTTTTCAGCTTCCTGTTCTTCACGATAATCAATAGGATAAGATAAATCGTGTTCAGTCAAAGTTGTTGTATGCTTTTTAAATCCTTGTGGAGAGATTACATTTGAATTAGCTCTGATTGCACGTTCCGTATCGTAGATATTGAAGGCTTCTTTGTTAAATTCAAATATATCTATTTTTTCTTTTTCGGAATAAATTGTTGGAAACAGATTTTGTGCAACAAAAGCATTATTTCTGTATCCTCTGGCAACTTCCGAAAGGTACGCATTTATGCGTAATTCTTCGAGTCTTCCCAATTTTTGCTCCTTGTCTTGTGTGCTTCGCACTCTGCAAAAAACACACTATACATTCAATTTTAGTAATGCATCTTTAAATGAGATGTTTTCTTTTTCTGCTAACGCTTTTGCTTCCTTGAACACTTCAAGACTTTCTTCATCTGCGTTTGCAAATTTTTCAACATCTTCATTTTTCTCGGTTTGTTTTTGCTTTGTAGCAGTTTCACCGAAAGTAATTTGGTTCGGCAAAGATTCAATAAAAGATTTAAAGTCAGTAATGACGGCTGAATCTTCACCGAATTTTTTGACATTATCTAATTCCTGTAAAACAGAAAGAATAATGTTTTTATTTGCAGGAATTAATTTGCCTGTTTCGATTTGCTTGTCGATAAAATCATCAAACTCTCTCTTTTTTATGGCAATTTTAATGTCATTTAATTCTTTTTCAATTTCTTCCTTGCCCTGTGCTTTTTCTTTAAATGTCGCAACTTCATCGGTCAAAGAAGATATTTTTTCTTTTAATGATTTAATTGTTTCAAGTTTTTTGTTGTTTTCCTTGAAATTTGCAACTTGTTCTTCCAAGGTCGCAATTTGGTTTTTCAAATCTTGGATTTCCTCATTAGAATCGTCTGAGAACTCATAAGTATCCGATTCTGATTCCATAAATTTAATAGCTTCCAATCCTTTAACTTGTGGAATTGCTGCTCCCAAGAATGATACGGCTTTTAAATAAGCACCTTTGCCTTCAAGATTTCTGTACAATTCAACAGAAACTTTTTTGTATTTACCATCATTAACATCTTTTTCAAAAGTTTCAGGAACATCTTTAAAAGCAACTTTTAATTTATCGCCCTCAGCTTTTACTGTTTCAACCCAACCATACGCAGGTCCGGATTGTTGATGGTCGATTGTAATCGGAGCTTCGCAGAATGTTGGATCGTAGTTTTTTGCAATTTGTGCAATTTCTTTTTTAGTAAAATTACCTTGTGGATATTTTCCTGCTTTAAATACTTCAAAAAATTTCATAATTCTAACCTTTTTAAATTTCTAATAAGTGTCCTTTTCGGAATTTGTATATTCTCACTATAACCGTTGCCACAAGTGAGTTTCAAAAGTTTTTTGCAAAACTTTTTGCTTTGCATAGTTCAATGTAAAAATCTATGCAGAAATCTTTTGAAAAACCCGCCCTATACGGTTTAGAGTGTAAATATACAAAAAGGACGAAAGTCCTTCTTTCTTCTTTCTGAAAAAATACATTTAGGAGTAATATGGAAATATTTGAACAACTATCCCCATTTGTTGAAAATATAGGCTTTCCGGCTTTAATTTTTGCGATTTGGTATATTTACCACCAAGCACAAGTTAAGGCTTTTGAAAAAATTATTCAAAATAATTTTGAGATTTTGAAAGATTTATTGGAAACAAATCAATATCACGCAGCGATTCTTTCAAGAATAGAAAGCAAAATCGACAACAACCTTTGGTGTCCGATTTTGAAAAAGGAGGTCGTATAGATGAATCCGGAACGACTTCAAATGAAAGGAATGCTTGCAGAAAGTAAAAAACGCTTCCGTACATTGGATACGGAAGCGTCAGGGCAAATCATTTTAATTCGGGCATTGTTAAATCCATATGAAGAAATTTTGAATTTGGATACCGATAAAATCCTTGTAGCAATGAATCGGTTACATTCTATAAAAAATGAAATGAAAAATTTGGCTGAAAAAATTAAGAATTTGGAGGCTGAATTTGAATAGTAAGCAACATTTATTCAACGAAGCAGAACGCCAATACTTGTATGAATATAAAACATTAGATGAAATATCATCCACTTTAAATCTTCACAGAAATACTTTGATTATCTGGAAAGAAAAAGGCGATTGGGACAACAAGCGAAAAGCATTCTTGAAATCTAAGCAATCTTTCCACGAAGAACTTTATGAATTTGCTCGTAAATTGATGAAAGACATAACTTCAGATATTGATGCCGGAGAAAAAGTTGATCCGGGAAGAATGTATGCTTTTTGCAAAATTATTCCAATGTTTACCAAAGTCAAAGATTATGAAGATATTGTGGCTAAAAGAGAGCAAAAAGAAACACGCAAGGGGCTTACACCTGAATTGATTGCACAGATTGAAGAAGAAGTGCTAGGAATTACCCCAAATGACAGAACAAGCGAAGAAAACTAAATTTTTCTTACCGTATCAGATGCGGTGGTTAAACGATAATTCAAAAGTAAAAATCTGGGAAAAATCCAGAAGAATAGGAGCAACGTATGTTCAAAGTTATGAAGATGTAAGAGATTGTGTAAAGCGGATTGTACCTGCCGTTTGGTTCTCTTCTGCCGATGAATCTGCTGCTCGTGAGTATATTGATTACTGTAAACAATGGGCAACTTTGTTTAATATTGCCGCAAAGGATTTGGGCGAACAGGTTTTAGACAAAGAAAAAGATATCAAAGCGTATGTTATCCAATTTTCAAACGGAACAAAAATTCACGCATTATCTTCAAATCCAAAAGGTTTTCGTTCTAAAGGCGGAAAAGTTGTTCTTGATGAATTTGCATTCCACAATAATCCTACCGAACTTTGGAAAGCGGCACGACCTTGTATTACTTGGGGATATCCATTAAGGATTCTTTCTACCCACAACGGTCAAAGTTGTCTTTATTACAAATTTTTAGACCAAGTTGAGAGAGGCAAATTAAAATGGAGTCACCACAAAACACCGATTCAACTTGCAGTAGCCGAAGGTTTGGTTGATAAAATTTTCGGAAGAAAAACAACCAAAGCAGAACAAGAAGAATGGCTTGAAGAAGAACGCAAAAACTGCTTTGATGAATATACTTGGTTGCAGGAATATTGCTGTGTCGCAATAGACGAAGCCTGTGCATTTCTACCGTATGAACTCATCACTCCTTGTGAGATGACAAATGTTTTAAAATCACTTGGAACAATAAAAGGTGATTTGTACGTAGGAGTTGATATCGGTAGAAGAAAAGATTTAACTGTAATTTGGTGTTTGGAAAGATTTGAGAATTCCAAATACACAAGAAAAGTTAAAGTATTGGAAAAGACTCCGTTTCATATTCAGTACGAAATAATTTCCGCAATATTGAGGCATCCGAAATTAAGACGTTGTTGTATTGATAGTACAGGAATCGGAATGCAACTGGCTGAAACAGCACAAAAAGATTTCGGTAAATACCGAGTCGAGACCGTTATGTTCACCAACAAATCCAAAGAAGAAATGGCATACAATTTGAGGACAAATTTTGAAGATAAATCGGTATTTATCCCAAGCGACCATGATATTCGAGAGGATTTGCACTCAATCAGAAGGGTTGCAACAAAAGCAGGAAATATACGTTTTGATGCAGATTCTTCTGAAGTAAACGGTCACGCAGACAGATTTTGGGCATTAGCACTAGCTCTTATTGCCTGTTCTGTTCCGTATTCATCCGTAGATATTACAACTCGAAAAAAATATGAAACACTCAAGATGACTCAAAATTTTTAAAATCGATTTTAAGACCTGTAAAAATACATTGAATGATAATTTATACCAATGCACCCCATAAAATTTAATACAGCCGTTTTTGAACACTTTTTGAACAGTATGTGGTAGCAATTAAAATACTAAAAATTTATTAGGAGAAAAAATATGACAAAAGAGCTTACACTTCCATCCGGTAAAATTGCAAAAATCGAAAATGGAAAAGGATATGATTTATTGCAAGCACAAATTAAAGCTAAAACACCAGATGAGATTCCTTATGCACTTATTGCAGAATTAACTGAAATTGACGGATTAAAACTTGTGTATGAAGACATTTTGCAACTTGATTTAGAAGATGTAATTGTACTTCAGGAGGAAATTTCGGGGAAGTTAAAGAAAAAAGCTCCGACAACTCTAAACAAGGAAACAAATCCTACTCCCTCCCAGACAGTCAAAGCATAATTCATTTAAGCAAAACCACAGGTTGGCAATATTCTGAAATATCCGAAATGCCAATCCCTGTGATTGCTTATTGGTGTAATCAAGCAATAAAATACACGAATAACCGTAATACTGAAATTGAGGAACAGTTTAATGTTTCCGATTAAATGTAAAGAATAATCCTATGATTAAAACTGTTGCGATGAAAGTTGCGCCGCTGATGTTAATTGTAAGATTCTGGATAAAAATTTCCATCTGATTCTCCTTTTTAATTTAATTTAAAATTTAGTTTCAGATAAAAATTTAAAAATTCAGTTGGAGTTTAAGAGAGAAAAAAGAAAACAATGCTCGACTCAATGATGAAAGTTTCATTAACACTTGTAGCCTTTGATAAAATGTCAAAGGTGATTCGTGATGCTGTAAACACTTCCAATTCTGAATTTGATAAAATGCAGAATAAGATAAAAAACCTTTCTGCTGATTTAGAAAAAGTCGGAAAAGCTGCAACAATTGTTGGTGGAAGTTTGATGGCATTTAGTGCTGCTAATTTAAAACTTGCAGCCGATTTTAGTGCCGGAATGACAAATGTTTCTACTTTGATTGATACAAATGTGGAAAATTTTGATGCTATGAAAGAAGAAGTTTTGCAAATTGCAAAAAGAACTCCTGTTGCACTTGATGGTTTAACCTCTGCACTTTATGATATCCGTTCTGCCGGAATTAGTGCAAATATGCAGTTTGAAGTTTTGGAAAAATCTGCTCAACTCGGTTTAACTGGTTTAGGTTCAACTTCTGAAGCTGTTGACTTGGTTACATCTTCTTTGAATGCTTTTAATCTGAAAGGAAAAGAAGCTGAAAAACTATACGATACGATTTTCAAAACAGTTAAATTCGGTAAAACAACAATTTCAGGTATTGCTCAGGGTTTTGGTTCTGTAGCAGGAACTGTTGCTGCATCTAATATTAAATTGGATGATTATTTAGCGGCAGTTGCGGCATTAACAACAACTGGGCAACCGGCAGCTCAAGCACACCACCAATTGAAAGCTGCGATTGCAGGTATGCTTAGAGAAACTGACGATTCTAAGAAAGTCTTTAATACTCTTGGAGTTAAATCTTTTAAAGAATTAATCCAAAAATCCGGAGGTATGGTAAACGCATTTAAAGCCATAACTAATTGTGTCGGTGGTAACGAATCTGCAATTTTGAGTTTGTTCGGTTCTACTATGGCATATAATGCAGTTTTAGGTTTAACAACAAAACAAAATAAAGCATACGTTGAAACTCTAAATTCTATGAGATATGGAGTTTCTTTAATAGATGAAGGCTACCAAAAACAATATAATACCGAACACGCTATGATGCAAAGATTGAAAAATATGTCACAAGTAATTGGTATTCAGTTAGGCGAAGCTCTTGCTCCTGCATTTGGCAAAGTTTTAGATTTTGGCGAATCCACATTAAATCTGTTAGATAAAATGTCTCCACAGATGAAAAGTTTTGTTGCTATATCTATTGCAGGGCTGGGAATTCTTGCAACAAGTTTTGGTATTGCTTGCCTTATGGGTAGTAAACTCCTTAAATTTTATGGAGGATTTTTATCTAGAGCTAGGGAATTAACTCCTGTTTTGGTTCAAAATTCTGCAAGTATATTGGAATCAATGGGATTAAAAACAACAGCTCAAAATCTTACTTTAGGTTACAACCTAAAAGGTGGAGCTAATATTGGTAGTGGATTATTCTCAGATATTAAAAGAATAGACAATAATCTCAGAAAAGGAATTGTTACCGGCTTTAAAGAATTTCCAAGTAATGTTTCTAAAAGTGCTATTGCATTAAAAGATTGGACTGTAACTTCAGTAAAAGCAATTCCAGCTAATTTTGTTAATGGTTTAAAGGCGTTCAAAACAGGTTTTCTAAATATTCCAAACTTAATCAAAAATGCTGTTATCACCTTTCGTACATTTTCAATTACTTTGTTAACCTCACCCCTTGGTTGGATAGCAGTTGCAATTGGAGTTGTAGCACTTGTAATCTACAAATATTGGAAACCGATAGCAGGATTTTTTAAAGGATTATGGCAAGGTTTGGTTGTAGGCTTAAAACCTTTAATGCCTTTATTTAAACAAATTGGAACAGCTATTGAACCGATTTTGAAACCTATTAAAGCAGTTTTTAATTGGTTTAAGAAATTAATTCAACCGGTTGAAGATACAGGTGGCAAAGCTGAAGCAATGGGTGTGCGTGTCGGAAAAGCTATCGCTGGAATAATTGTAAAATTAACAGAACTTGTTGCAAAAGCATTTGAATGTGGCAGAAAAATTACAAGTATGCTTGCTGAAGGAATAATGTCAGGTTTAGCAAAAGTCAAAAATTGTATCGTAAAAGTTGCTCAAGTTATCCGAGACCATTTACCTCATTCTCCTGCTAAAACCGGACCACTCAAAGATTTAAACAAAGTAAAAATCGTTGAAACAATTGCAAGTACAATTAAACCAATACCACTAAAAAATGCTATGACGAAAACTCTTAGCTTTATGACAAACGGAACATTGAACGTAAGCAAAGGTAAAATTGGCACAAGTAGTGGAGCATCGTTTGTTGTTCAATATAATCCGACAATTACAATTTCAGGAACAGAATCAAAAGAAGAGTTTGTAAAACTTTTGAAACGTCACAAAGACGAAGTTGTAAATATTATGAAACGAGAATTCGAACGTAAAGAAAGGTTAGCTTACTAAATGTTTGCACAACTTGGAGATATAAAATTTGAACTAATAACATATTTTAACGGTTGGGATGAAACTGTTTCATATAATTACGTTCAGCATGATCGAATTGAAAACAAACCAGTTCTACAATATTTAGGCAAAAATCTGCTTGAGGAAAATATCCGTTTAAACTTTCACCGCTCTTTTTGTGTTCCGGAAGATGAACTGAAAAACATTATTGAAGTTGCAGATAAAATAACTCCGTTAAAATTTATAAAAGGAAATGGTGAATACATAGGAGTTTTCGTTATTGAAGAAATAGGTAAAACAACAGAACAAACAACTCCTGAAGGAGATATTTTATCTATTCAAGTTGACCTAAGGCTAAAAGAATACACAGGGAAAATTCCTGAGAACAAAAAGCAAGATAAAGGATTTAAGAAAAAATAATGACCGAATATTACAGTTACATAACCAAAGACTCTGACCGTTGGGATTTGATTTCACAAAAATTCTATCAAACTCCGACATTGTATGAAGAAATAATTAAAGCAAATCCAGAGATTCCGATTGAACCAATTTTACCATCAGGTATAAAACTAAAAATTCCAATTTTGGAAGATTCTGAAACTATTAAATTTGAGCTTCCTCCTTGGAAGAAATAA